AGCTACCTTCTCGACGGCGACCATCGTATCCAAGAAAGGAGTGATGACAAATGGATGATTACAGCAAAGAGAAATGGTCTGCCGACTTCCCGGACCGTGCCGGACAGGAAGTCCGGCCCACAGAAGCTGTGGAGAATACGCTGGATTATGATGTGCTTTTCCCACAGTATCTTTCGGAAGACCCGGTTGTATTCAACCAGCAGAACAAGACTGTGTCCCAGCTAGTCAGCAATGATGCCCGGCTCTATGAGCGGATTTCCGCTACGGCTGCCGACATCAATGCCCATCTGACGGACGCCAATGCCCACGCAACTGGCATCAGCGGAAATGCGGCCAGTGCGTCGAAGCTGCAGACGGGGCGGAAGATTCACCGGGTTGTCTTTGATGGCACGAAGGATATTACACTGCCAGATTTCAGCGGCTGCGGCGAAAAGACGGCAGGCCAGAGCGGTATGGTCCCGTCACCTTCTGCTGGGAAGCTGAATACCGTCCTGCACAGCAACGGCAGCTGGGGCAAGGTCACCTACGCCGATATGGACGAGGAAGCCGTGGCCAAGATCCAGGCATGCCCGTTCCCTGTCAATGCCATCTACATTTCTGCGGACGGGAAGAATCCCGCGACATACTGGCCCGGGACGACCTGGGTGGCCTTTGCCATGGGACGTTGCCTGATCGGGGCCGGAGCAGCAGACAGCGGAACCATGTACAAGGCCGGGGACAAGCTGGGTGAGGAGAAGCACAACCTTACGATTCCAGAAACTCCGGCTCATGGCCATACAGTCGGAGACAGCGGAAATCATCGTCACTGGTCCTGCGGGTCATTGCCGCGCAACTTCCAGTGGGATGCCTGTGAAGGCAATGATGCACCTGTTGCCGTAGGTTATGGCGACGGTTGCTGGCATGGAAATCAGGTGGATGGGCATACATCTTGGGATGGAAATCATTCCCACAGCCTTTCCCGGACGGGCGGTGGTCAGCCGCACAACAACATGCAGCCCTCCATCGTCGTGTACATGTTCCAGCGGACAGGCTAGGAGGTGAGGAATATGGCTGAATGGTTACAGATGGCTGCGTCCCTGGTATCGGTCCTGATGCTCTGCGGCGTCATCTTTAATTTCAGCGTCATCAAGCCGCTGAATGAATCGGTGCGGAGCCTCCGGGACTGTATCGCAGAACTTCGCCGCCAGCTGTCGGATACGGAAGCCAAGCGGCAGAAGATGGCGGAACGGCTGTCCCGGGTGGAAGCCCTGGCAGAACATGCCCACCGCAGGCTGGATGCCATGGAACAGCGGCAGCCGGAACAGGGGGGATGGAAATGAGCTTCTCCGTGGTGCAGAACCGGATTCGCCTGGTGAGGGGCGATTCGGCAGAAATCCGCTTGGTCATTTGCGACCGTGTGACGGGGGAACCTTTCATCCCTGGAAAGCGCGATGAGCTGACGTTCACGCTGAAGCGCAGTCTCACCGATGAAAGACCTGTCCTGACCAAGACACTGGAACAGGGCATTCGGCAGGAAGGGGCGGCGTGCTTCCTGGTTTTCTGGCCGGACGATACGCGGAGCCTTCCCTGCGGCCGTTATCTCTATGATGTGGAGCTAGTGCGGGAGAACGGATACACCGATACCCTTATCCCGCCCCGGCCTTTTTTCTTGGAAAGGGGCGTGACGGACGATGGCACATAAGGGAAACAGTCTCATCGGCATCCTTTCCATGCCCCAGGCCCCGTCCGGGGACTTTCAGGAAAAATGCATCATCCCATCCGATGAGAAACAGGTCGTCACTGCTGACAGCGGTCATGCGGCCCTTTCCCGGGTGACGGTAGCTGCCATCCCGTCGAACTATGGCAGAATCAGCTTTAATGGCTATGAGTTGAAAGTCGAGTAAAGGAGCAATCAACATGGCGAAAAATGTAAAGATCAATTCGGTCGTGTATGCGGAAGTGCCGCAGGTTTCCATCCCTTTGGCAGAAGGGCAGGGGACAGCTGTCTTTTATGATACGACCGGGGCTACGGCGGCATCGGGCGATATCCTGACGGGGAAATCCGCTTTTATCGGGAACGGCTTCGTCGCGGGTTCCATGCCCAATAACGGAGCCGTCAGCGGCAGTATCAGCAAGGCCGATGGCACGTATACCATCCCGGCCGGGTTCCATAACGGCAAAGGGGCAGTCCGCATCAGCAGCGAGGAACAGGCCAAGCTGGTCAGCGGGAACATCAAGTCCGGGGTGACGGTCCTCGGCATCAGCGGCAAGTCCAGCGTAGTCGATACCAGTGATGCCACCGCCGCCGCGGGGACGATTGTCAGCGGTAAGACGGCCTACATCAATGGTACCAAGGTGACGGGCAGTCTGACGACCGTTTCCGTTTCCCAGGACAGCCTGACGAAAATCCTGACTGTCGAGTAAGGAGGGAAGGCCATGAAGGTAAATGTGACGATAGCCGGAGCCAGTTACAGCGAAGTGCCATCCATCCTGATTCCCCTAAAAAACGGCGGCAGGGCACGGTTCTGCGAAGTGTCTGACACAACGGCGAAAGCCGCCGATGTGGCTAAGGGGAAAAAGTTTTATACCTCAGAGGGTGAACTGGTGACGGGGACGGCTGACCTGTCACAGGCAGATGCACGAAAGACGATAACCCTGATTCAAAAAGAGCATCAGACCATTACGCTTACCTGCAACCATCCGGAGTTATCCTCACAAACAGACTCAGATGGAAATACCGTATATGCTACAACGTATCAGGATACCTTGAGCATCAACTTGAAAGCAGATACCGATTATTATGCGGGGAAAATCACTATCAACGGGGAAGAGCAGGAAAGCAGCAGTACCAATCCTCAACTTGCTTATATATCGGCACCCATCAGTAATGGCATGATTGTCAGTGCAACCGACGCCGCCCCGATTCCCACTGTTCCTTTTACAGATGTAAGCCTTACGATGACGGGACAGGGCACGCAGTGGCTGATGGGATATCTGCTCGCCACGACGAAACAATCACCGGAGAGTCCTAAAATAGGAGGGGCCTTGCTTGCTGGCAATGACAGTGATAAAGGCATTCTGTTCCTGGTAGAGGGAGAACAACGCTATGCGGGCTGCCAGGTTGAACTTACGACGGGGACAGGGATAACGGATAGCGCAGAGCTGTCTTATGAAAAAGATACAGATTTAGGAGTCACCATGATGGGGAAAATATCGGATGCCTTATATGCCTATCTAAAAGAAAGTGCCGAGTCAAAGACCGAAGTGACACTGACGATTAAGGTGGTGGGGTAAATTTGTTTGAAAAAATCAATATTCCTGACTGTATCGTCATCATCGGTCTGGTCACAGCACTGATCCTGGCGATTTTTTATGCCTTGAACGAACTGGCTATGTCCATTGCGTCAGGGCTTCTCGGTTACATCGGCGGCACCGTGAAGTCCGCCGTTCATCAGAAAGGAGAAGAAAAACCATGAAAGTATTCCTGAATCCCGGTCATGCGCCAGGCGGCCATCCCGACCCGGGAGCCGTCAATAGTGAAAGCGGTCTGCGTGAGTGCGATGTCGCTTTGGCAGTCGGTCAATCTGCGGAAAATTACCTGAATGCGGCAGGAGTAGCAACAGAACTGCTCCAGTCTGACAGCCTGGAGGAAATCTGCGAGGCCGCCAATGCCAGTGATGCCGACATCTTCGTGTCCATCCACTGCAATGCCGCTGAAGCCGAAGCAGCCAACGGCACGGAAACCTGGGCCTGTGCCGGCAGTTACCGTGGCAGCATGCTGGCGAGATGCATCCAGAACCAGATTGTCAATGCCCTGGATACGACAGATCGTGGCGTAAAGATTGCCACGCCTGGTGTCAACGGTCTGTATGTCCTCACGAACACCGACATACCCGCTGTCCTGGTCGAGCTGGCCTTCATCACCAATCCAGATGATGAAGACATCCTGGCCAATGCCCAGGATGCCCTGGCCAGAGCCGTGGCTAGGGGCGTCACCGATTATGAACAGTTGATTCTAGGAGGTAAATGACCATGAACCGTGAAGAAATCAAGAAAGCCGTCGCCGATGCTGTCGTAGGCTTTGCCAGGAGCGAAGCCGAAGCAGCCATCAAATCCATCGACCTGGATGACGTCCAGAAGGTGGTGGAAGCCCAGATGAAGAACCTCACGGACCCGCTGGAAGCCGAAATCCAGACCACCACAAGCTGGTGGGTAAAGATCCGGAACAGGCTGTATATCACCTTGATGCAGCAGGCGGTCAAAGCCATCGTGGCAGATGTAAAACAGAAGATTGCATGAAAAGAGCCGGTACGGGACATCGGGAAGGATGTTCTGTACCGGCTTTTTATGTTATACTAAATTAGTTATACTGGATAGAGAACGTGGATAAAATCAGCAAATTCTGAACAATTAAGGTTCATAATAAATTATAGAGAAAAGTCAGTATATAAGTATGTGACATTCAATTGAATTGGGGGAAGTCGATTTGTCAGAAATAAAATTATACAACGAGGATTGCATAGCTGCCATGGAAAAAATTAGTCCAAATTCTATAAATCTCATAGTTACAGATCCTCCATATAATCTTGGTCATTTTATGAAAAATAGAGATACCAATCTTAGTAAGATGCGAGATAATTTTTTTGGAGCTGCTGGATGGGATGATATGGGACTGGATGAATGGAAAAAATCTATGGATGATTTTTTTGAATCAGCAGCCAAGGTTATGAAAAAGGGTGGAACTTTGATAATGTTTATGGCAATTATCAAAGTGGAAACCATTATTGGGCTAGCAGAAAAACATGGCTTTTATTACAAGACTACCGGGATATGGCATAAAACGAATCCCATGCCAAGAAACATGAATTTACATTTTGTTAATTCTACGGAAGCTTGGATATACTTTACATATAAGACTAGAACAGGAACCTTTAATAACAATGGCGTGTTAATTCATGATTTCATAGAGACGTCAGTGACTCCAAATAGTGAAAGAAAGTACGGTAAACACCCGACTCAAAAACCTGAAAGCCTGTTACTGCATTTTGTAACGATTTTATCCAATAAAGGTGATTGGGTACTAGATCCATTTATGGGAAGTGGAACAACTGGTGTTATTGCAAAAAGAACAGGTCGAAATTTTATTGGAATCGAGTTAGAAAAAAAATACTTTGATATGGCAAAATCACGAATTGATGGAGAGATAGAATGAAACCGATTGTAATTGATCTATTTGCCGGGGTGGGTGGCTTATCCCTTGGATTCGAAATGAAGGGATTCGATGTAATCCTGGCAAATGAATATGATAAATCTATTGCTAATGCTTATAAAGAAAACCATAAAAATACCAAAATGATTGTTGGCGATATAACAGAATTAGATTTAAATGATACTTTTGGATTTTATAAAGGGAAAGTTGACGTTATTATTGGAGGTCCACCATGTCAGGGCTTCTCGCAAAAAGGTCAAAGAAAGACTATACATGATAAGAGGAATTTTCTATTTAAATATTATGTCGCGGTTGTCGAGTTAGTGAAACCTAAATATTTTGTCATGGAAAATGTTCCTAATTTGCTTACAGCTGAAAAGGGATATTTTAGAAAAGAGATAGAAGAGTTATTTACTGGAATGGGGTATTCGTTACAGTGTGGCGTTTTAAATGCTTCTGATTATGGAATTCCTCAGAATCGTAGAAGAGCTGTTATTATTGGCAAATTAGGTGAGCAGGCTCCAAATTTACCTGAACCTAAAAATATGAAAGTAACGATTTGGGATGCAATTAGTGATTTAGCTTATCTGAACTCTGGCGAAGGTAAAGATGTGCAAAATTATAAACTACCGGCTGAGAGCGAATATGAAAAGTTACTTCGTAAAGGTTCATCAGTCTTATACAATCATGTTGCAACAAATCATTCTCCTTTGGCATTGAAACGTTTATCTTTAATTCCTCCCAATGCGGGAAAAGAAGTGTTGCCTAAAGAGCATTTGACAAAATCAATATACAGTGGAACTTGGACAAGAATGAGAAAAAATGAGATATCTGTCACGATTACAACCCGATTTGATACACCATCTTCTGGTAAATTTACTCACCCATTCTTGAATAGGGCTATTACCGTTAGAGAAGCGGCAAGAATTCAGTCATTTCCCGATACGTTTAGATTCATAGGAAATAAAGGATCTCAAATGAAACAGGTCGGTAATGCGGTTCCACCATTATTAGCGGCAGAAATTGCAGAAGTAATAATGAAGGATATAAAGGAGGATTTTAAGAATGGCAATAAGACCAGATAATATTACGACATATAGTGATATTGATTTGAAATTAGGTATTAAATCATCCTTGCCACATGTTAAGAGCGCTATTGCACTAGCCATCCTATTTTGGGAGTGTTCTGACCATCCCAGTGAACTTATATATTCAGCTTCACAAAAGCAAGGAAAAGTTGAAGAAATTGTTGTAGCACCAGACTTGAATCATCGTCTTATTAATTTCTTATCCAATATATGCAACCAAAATCACATAGAATTAAATAGATTAACAGAAACAGTTAATCAAAACAGTCTTTTCAAATCACAGATAGAAGCTTTAATCGTTGCTTTTGAACTCATATGGAAAATTGCAAGAGTCAACTTTGTTGATTCAAATAAAAGCTTTAGTGTTGAAAGAACTGGAGGTAATCGTTATCAAAAGAAACTAAACTATACACTCAATGCGGATATAATTCATTGTCTTATTGAAAGTGATCGAAACACTTATTTAAGAGTATTACTTTCATGGATTGGTTTAGACTTAAATATAGATCATTCTTGTGAAGAACGATTGACCCATTTATTATGTGCGTTATCAGAGGAAGCTGTATTTAAGTTGGTTGATGGAGAAAATGATATCATCTTTAACCAGAATTGCATCTATGAAAAATTAATTGAAAAACATCAGAGTGTGAATATTGATGGTGATAAAGAAGCAAAAGGCTCGTTACGTATACTGAAATCATTGTTGAATGATAAGTTAAATCCATTTCTAAAGTATCATAGTGGAAACGTTGATATTGCTGATGGTTATGATGATGCATTGAGTTCATACCAGAAAAGAGTAGATACTTTTTTACAGTTATCCGCTAAAAAAATCGATCTTCATGATGAAGAGGTTTTGCCTTCTAAAATATGTGAAGACTCCACAAGTAATTCATATCATGTTTCTGATGATTCTGTATTTTCGACGGAACTTAAATCGTCTTATCCTCGCAACCGTATCATCTTTGGCGCTCCAGGTACTGGCAAAAGCTGGCAACTTGATACAGATAAAAATAAACTTTTAGAAAATGGTGGAGAATTCGAACGCGTTACCTTCCATCCCGATTATACCTATTCGCAGTTTGTTGGTGCTTATAAGCCAACTACTGATGAAAATGGAGAAATCTCTTACCAATTTGTTCCAGGACCATTTATGAGAATATATGTAAATGCCCTGAAAAACAGTCGGACAGATTATCCGCAGCCCTATCTTTTGATTATAGAAGAAATCAATCGAGCACGAGTAGCAAGTGTTTTCGGTGATATTTTTCAACTGCTTGATCGCAAAGAAGATGGCACTAGTCAGTATGCAATCCAGGCAAGCGAGGATATCAAGAAATATTTAGCAGCAGAATTAGGTGGCCAGCCGTCGTATTACCCCATTCTTAAAATCCCAAATAACATGTTTCTATGGGCTACAATGAATAGTGCTGATCAGGGCGTTTATCCGATGGATACGGCATTCAAACGTCGATGGACTTTTGAATATATCAGCATAGATGCTAAACAGGAAGAAGTGAAATGCACGGTAAATCTGGTTAAGGATAATCCAGAAACCAATGTCAATTGGAATCGTTTAAGAAAAGCAATTAATGCCAAACTTTTAGATACATGCAGGGTAAATGAAGACAAGTTGCTCGGCCCGTTCTTCCTTTCTAAAAAAGCGATAAAAGCAGATGAAGCTAACCATATTATCGATGAAGAAGCATTTCGAAAGGCATTTAAGAGCAAGGTTATCATGTATCTTTTTGAGGATGCTGCACGTCAGTATAGGAGCAGATTGTTCAAATCGGATATCTGTAAAATGTACTCTTCTATTTGCGATGAATTTGATAAGCATGGCATGGCGATTTTCGGTGATGATTTTAAGAGTGCTTATTATGATCAGCAGAAAGACTGACAGCTATGGAAATTATATCTCAATTCCTGCGGGAGCAGCGACGATACAGTAAAAATGAATTGGCAAGTTTGTTTTGTCTTGATGAAACTACTGTAGAAAAGTTCATAAAAGCGTTAAAAGCGTATAGCGTCTTAAAGACAGTAAGGAATAATCCTGAGCAAAAGGAAATGTCTGACTTAAGCGAAGCAGATGTTGAAGTAGCTGATGAAGCTGCTGATAATGATACATATTTGTATGTTTTTACCTTTGTAGGTGTTCTTGTCTTTGGCAATCGCATTTTAAAAATCTATCCCAAGTATTTGCTTCATACGACGGATGTACTTCCTGCAATGCGCCAAGTACTGAAGGTCCTGGAAAAATATAATAATTCAACGGAGCAAATCGTCAGTTTGTTTAATGGCGAGGGAGATAATCGAAGTTTTAACTTGCTATCGGTCATACTGTTCCTCTTTCATGACTATTATGAATATGGGTTATATACGAATTCAGAAATGGTGCTTGAGATAAATGGAGAAGGCGATATTCAATGGCAAAAGACCATTGATGAAACATTTCCTATTATTTCAAGAAACCGTCCTTTTTATACAGAAATCTATACCCGCAAAGTAACATACGATGATGATGATTTTTTTAGAAGGCTTCATCGGGTAATTCTTACAGAATGTTCCTCCCGGCTTTCAAAAGCGCAGCTTATTGATTTATTTGAGTTAGACCCTCTGCTTTTAAGCGAAGAAACCATAGATGACCTTGGAGATAGGGAATTCATTCTTCATCGCATTCTTCAGGAATTGGATGTACAGTTCAATACTAGGAAGCAGATGTTGTTAAAAACGATGTATTCATTTATCTCAGAAAGTCAGAAGATGGAAGATGCGGGGATGGGTATCAGTATATTTGGTACAACAGCATTTAATATGGTCTGGGAAAAGGTGTGTGGGCAGGTATTTAATAATCAGCTGCAATCACAATTGGAAACGATTCCTTTGCCACAGCCGTTGGATCAATTCCGGTACAAACCTAATAAGAAGCTGATTGATGTCATTGAAAAGCCTGCATGGGTAGCAAAAGATAATGAATATGTTAAAAATGCAAAAGATACGCTTGTTCCTGATTTAATCACATTTATTCATAATGACAGTGAAATAATGATGATTATCTTGGATGCCAAATACTATAACCTGCAAATGGAAAAAGAGAAGTCATTAAGGGGACAGCCTGGCATAGAATCGATTACAAAACAATATTTATATCAGCTGGCTTATCAGGACTTTGCTGACAGGCATGGCATAACTGGCATCCGAAACTGTTTCATATTGCCTACAGAAGAGGATACGGTAATTAATAAGGGACATGTAGAACTAAAGATGTTGAAAAATTTACATCTTGAGGATATTCAAGTCCGGCAGGTACCCGCTACCAAGATATATAGTTATTACCTGGCTAACAGACAAATGGATATTGAACGTCTGGATTTGAGATGATTCAGTATGGATATCTTGACTAAAGAGCAGCGTCATAAGAACATGAGCCATATACGGGCCAAGAACACTAAGCCGGAACTCCTTCTTCGCAAAGCGCTCTGGCACTGGGGCTTGCGCTACCGAAAGAATTACAAGATGCTTCCAGGTTCCCCGGACATTGCCATCACCCGGTACCACATCGCTGTTTTTGTTGATGGTGATTTCTGGCATGCCAAAGGGACATACAGAACATCCTGGCGAACAGATTGGCTCTAACAAGGAATATTGGCAGAAAAAGCTGAAGCGGAATGTTGAGAGAGATAAAGAAGTTAATGATGAACTGACCGATATGGGCTGGCTTGTCCTGCGATTCTGGGAAAGCGACATCAAGAAAGACCTGCAGAAGTGCGTGGATACAGTCTGTGAATACTGCGGAAAATAACTGAATAGGACTTGCAATAGCGGATGCTCATCATGGGCATCCGTATTTTTTTTTGCATTTATAGTACTTAACGATAGCCTTTTTGTCCTGTTACTCTTGAAAGCTATTTTTTCAGGAGGTGTTTATCATGACGGACAAACAGAAACAACAGATTATCACCTTACGCCGCAACGGGGCAGGGTATGGAACTATAGCCAGCCAATTAGGTGTTTCCATCAACACGGTGAAGTCGTTCTGCCGACGGCACAGCCTGGCCGCACCGCCAACAGACCGCCTTTGTGAGCAGTGTGGCAGGCCAATCACACAGAATCCCGGACGGAAGCGGAAAAGGTTCTGCTGCGATGCCTGCCGGAATAAGTGGTGGAATGCACATCTGGAGCTGGTGAAGCGGAAGGCAGTCTACAACTATACCTGTCCGGCTTGCGGAAAGGAATTCACCGTCTATGGCAACAGCCATCGGAAGTTCTGCTCCCACGCCTGCTATATTGCTTATCGGTTTGAAGGTGTTCGCTATGGATAAAAGGTCATTTCAGAATGAAACAGCCTTCCAGGTGGTGATGCATCTGGCAAGGCGGATGCTGGCCGAAAAGCTCATCACCGGGAAGGAGTACCGGGACTTCGAACAGGCGATGATTCGCCAATATCAGCCATTTTCAGGGGAATTATACACTTGATAATTGTATCAAACAGAGTGATATATAGTGTCGAAAGGAGCTGATTTGATGCGGACTATCCGTAAGATTGAACGAAGCATACCAAATTTAAGACAGCGCAAAAAAGTCGCAGCCTATGCCCGCGTATCCGTGGACTCAGAACGGATGCATCATTCCCTATCGGCACAGGTCAGCTATTACAGCAGCCTTATACAGAAGAACCCGGAGTGGGAATACGCAGGAGTATATGCCGACTACGGGATTTCCGGGACGAGGATAAAGAAGCGGCAGGAATTCCAGCGGATGCTGGAAGATGCCGAAGCTGGGAAGATAGATATTATCTTGACCAAGTCTATTCAGCGTTTCGCCCGCAATACTCTGGATCTTCTGTGCACGGTACGCCATTTGAAAGAGATTGGCGTTGAAGTGTGGTTCGAAAAGGAAAATATCCATACTCTGAGCGGTGAAGGAGAACTGATGCTGACTATCCTGGCATCCTTTGCCCAGGAAGAAAGCCGTTCTATCAGTGACAATATCAAATGGCGATTCAAAAAGAAATTTGAACAGGGCATCCCGCATGCCAAGTTCTTTGTTTATGGCTATCGTTGGGAAGGCAATAATCTGGTTACCGATCCGTATGAAGCAAAAGTGGTTCAAAGAATCTTCGAGGATTATCTGAGCGGCAAGACCAGAAAAGATATCGTACGGGAACTTAAAGAGGAAGGTATCCGTACCATGTATGGAAATTTCTTCAAAGACGCCAGCATCCGGCAGATTCTCACGAATCCTGTCTATACTGGTCTTCTCGAAATTCAGAAAACATTTGTGGTTGATCCAATTAATAAGCATCAGATATATAATCATGGCGCAAAAGATAAATACGTGGTGGAACATCATCATGAGGCGATTATAGAGCCCGACGTGTTTGAACAGGTTCAGGTGGAGATGGCGCGGCGCAAACAGGATGGTCTCCAAAAGGGCGGTTATGCCAGAAAGTTTCTGAATACCTGCTGCTTTACCGGCGTAATCAAATGCGGAATCTGTGGGAAAAGCTATACGCATGTTGTCCGCAGATATAAAGGAAAGGTCAGTGAATACTGGGCTTGTGAATCGCACAAGGGCAAAGGAACGAACTGTGGCGCTCACGGTTCTATCCCAGAGCCAGCGTTAAAGGAAGCCTGTGCATCCGTCCTTGGGACTGAAGACTTCGAAGAACAGGAATTCCTGCAAAAGGTGGCAAAGATTGTGGTTCCGGCTTATAAAAAGCTAATATTCTATATGACCGATGGCCGGGTAATAGAAATGAATTGGGAATCTACAGCATTGAAGGACTGCTGGACTGAAGAATTGAAGAAAAAGCAGAGAAATTGGATGACGCGATACCGACAGGACGGTGGAGCTGGCCGCTTTACGGTTTTCTCAGGACGTATCCGGTGTCCAAGATGCGGGGTAACGTTCATCCGCACCTTGGATAAGCGTAAGGACGGGGCTGTCCCATACTGGCGGGTTCGAGGCAGACATAAATGTATACACAGAACAGGTATCAAGGAGGATACCTTGAAAAAGACAGCAGCATCCATCCTTGGGATTCCCGAATTTGATGCGGAAGTGTTCAAAACCAAAATAAAAGATATCGAGATTCAGGAGAACGGAAGCCTGTTGTTCAGATTCCTGGACGGTCATACTGAAGGAGTGTATTTACTATGAGGGTAGTTCAAAGAATACCAGCAACGATTCGAAACTTTAAAGCAAAGCCGCTTGATACTCAACAAAAACGACGGGTCGCCGGCTATGCTCGCGTATCAACAGACCATGATGACCAGGTCACCAGCTATAAAGCGCAGGTAGACTATTATACTCATTATATTAAGGGGCGGGACGACTGGGAATTCGTCGGCATCTATACGGATGAAGGCATCTCAGCTACCAATACCCGTCACCGCGATGGATTTAAGCGAATGGTCAAGGATGCCCTGGACGGGAAAATTGACCTCATCGTCACGAAGTCTGTCAGCCGCTTCGCCAGAAATACGGTAGACAGTCTGACGACGGTACGCAAGCTCAAGGACAAGGGCATCGAGATATATTTTGAGAAAGAAAACATCTGGACGCTTGACGCCAAGGGCGAACTACTCATCACCATTATGAGTTCCCTGGCACAGGAAGAAAGCCGGAGCATCTCGGAAAACGTTACATGGGGGCATCGGAAACGGTTCGCTGATGGCAAGGTCAGCGTGGGATTTAGCCATTTCCTAGGATATGACCGTGGGCCGGACGGCAATCTGGTCGTGAACAGAGAACAGGCAAGGACCGTGAAACTGATTTACAGGCTATATCTTAGCGGATATACTTTTCACTCCATTGCCGGTGATTTGACGGAACGGAGTATTAAAA